GATTAGCAAAAGCAACTAAAGAAGCTGCAAAAACATTTGAAGAATATACTAGAGGTGCTCTAAATTTCGATGGAGCAAATAGAAAAGGTATTACATCTACACGAGAATTAGCAACAAGAATGAAAGATGTTGCTGCTTCTGTTGGTATTACAAATGAAAAATTTGCGTTATTTACTGCTGGTTTTACAAAATTAAATTTTTCAGCACAGCTTAAATCTCTTCAAAGATTTAATGAAAGTGCAAAGATTACAGCATCTACATTTGGTGCAATGGGTTCTAAAAATGTTCCTGGTGTAACTGGTTTTAGTAATGCAGATATATCAACACTTTTAAACTTTGCTCCTGCTAATACTATTAGTGCTATTGAAAGATATTTAGATACTTTAACTGGCGTAAGAAAACAGTTAGATATATCAGAGAAAGAATATAAAGATGTAACTGGAAGAATTAAAGAAATGAATAAGGCTTTAGAACAACAAAGGAATTTATTAAGAGAAAATACTAAAGAAGGTAAAATTAGTAGACAAATGCGGTCTGAAGCAAGAGATATTAGACAAAGGATTGCTGAAAGTCCTCGTGGTAGATTTAGAAGATTTGTAAGAGGTAGGACTGCTGAAGATAGAAGAATAAGAACTCAAGTAGGTTCTAGTGCATTAATTGGTGGAGCTTTTCCCTTGTTATTTGGTCAAGGTCTTGGTGCTTCTGCTGGTGGCTTTGCTGGTGGTGCTGGAGGTGGAGTAATAGGTGGACAAGCTGGATTTGCATTATCTCTTGTTGGTACTCAATTAGGTGCTCAATTTGATAAGTTGGCTCAATCAGCAATGGAGCTTGGTAAAGCATTAAGGAATCCTATAGAGAATATTGATTTACTTATTCAAAAATTAGGTGCAGCAAATACACCTTTTGCGGATACTGTTGCCACTTTAAAAAGTTTAGGACTTGAAGCAGTTGCAGCACAACAAGTTTTAGATCAATTTAATAAAACATTTGGAACAAATAAACAAACTTTAGATTCTTTATCAGAAGAATCTATAAGATTTGAAAATGAATTACAAAAATTAGGAACAGGTATGGCTATGTTTGTAGCTGGACCTTTAACATTTTTCTTAGAAAAAATTAACAGAGCATTAGGTTTTCAAACTGTTAGTGGATTGAAAACTGAGGCACAGTCACAAGCTGTAAAAGAAGCTAGAGCAAAGGCTAATGCATTTAATCAACCTGGAGGCAAAACAACTGGTAATCCAATTTTAGACTTTTTGGGGCCAGGTCTTGCTCTCTTTGGTGAGAGTTTTACTAAGGAGGGTGAATTAAGAGATAGACCCGAAGTTAAAGCAAGAGCCTTTGAAATATTTGAACAGGAAATGAATAAAATAGGTTTAGGTGGTACAGAAGGAACAAGAAACTTTGCTAATGAAGATTTACAAAAATTAATTAAAGAAAGAAGAGATTTTGAATTGTCTACATTACAAAGTCAATTAGAAATACAACAAAAGAGTTTGACATTCAGAAATGAAGATTTAGATGTATTAAAGAAAAGAATTGATTTAGCAAAAATAAATGAACAAATTACAGTAAAAGAAAAAAATCTATCAGGTCTTTTAACTGACGAAGCAAGGAATCAAGTTCAATTTGAATTAGACAAACTTAATATTCAAAAACAAATTAGTGAAGAATTATTGAATCAATCAATAATTATGGCTGACCCCGTACAAGCTGCATTGGTTGATTTAAATAAAGAAATGGAAAAATTTAATGATATGAGATTTCAAGCAGTAGAGTTTGCGAAAGCATTTGGAGGTGCTTTTGAAAATTCATTTAAAGGAATAATAAAAGGAACAATGAGTGTTCAAGATGCATTTAGAAGTATGTTTATGCGTATTGCAGATCATTTCTTAGATATGGCTGCACAGATGATGGCTACACAAATACAACGTGGCATTTTAGGAATGTTTAGTAATTTATTTAATCCAATTTCTTTAGGCAATGATGTTCAAGGATTTGTCGGAGGACAAACTCCTTTATTAGCTGCAAATGGTGGTCCTGTTGGAATGAGAAAACCTTATATTGTTGGAGAACGTGGACCAGAATTATTTGTTCCTAATCAATCAGGAAATATTATTCCAAACCATGATTTAGCTGGTGTTGGTGGAGGTGGTACAAATATTGTAGTGAATGTAGATGCTTCTGGTTCTAACGTAGAAGGAGATGAAGATGAAGGTAGAGCTTTAGGTGTTGCATTATCAGCAGCTATAGAGACAGAATTGATTAAACAAAAAAGACCTGGAGGTTTACTTGCATAATGGCTACTTTTCCATCAATCACACCAACATACGGACAACAAAAAAGATCCGCACCACTAACTAGAACAGTTCGTTTTGCTGATGGCTATGAACATAGAATTTTATTTGGACTTGCTGCTCATCAAAATCCTAAGATATTCAATCTTACTTTTAATGTATCGGAAACAGATGCGGACACCATAGAGGGCTTCCTTGATAGTCGTGCCAATGATAGTGCCAGCTTTACTTTTACTCCACCAGGAGAAGGTTTTACAAAAACAGGAACTTATTCTCAATCAGGTACTACAGTAACAATTACTATTTCAAGTCATGGTGTAGCTGTAGGAGATGAACTTACTATTGATTACACTTCTGGATCGGCAACTGATGGTACATTTCTTGTCGCTTCGGTAACTGATTCAAACGTTTTTACTGTTACTGCTGCTGCCAGTGCTACCAACAGTGGAAATGTTTCAATTACTTTATCTGGTGCAAGTCAATTTGTTTGCGAAGGTTGGTCAAAATCTATACCATATAACAATAGAGCAACGATCCAAGCAACATTTAGAGAGGTGTTTGAACCATGAGCAGTTCTGCTATTGTTAGCAATCTTCAGAATACAAATCCGTCAGCAATAATTGAACTTTTTACCTTACAACTTGATAATAATTTGCATGGTGCTACTACTATTTACAGGTTTCATGCAGGTAGTAGTCTTAAAGATAATGGAGAAATAGTCTGGGCTGGTAATAGTTATCAAAGATTTCCAATAAAAGCTGAAGGTTTTGCTTTTAGACAAGGGCAGTTACCTAGACCTACATTAACTGTCAGTAATGCACTAGGAACTATCACAGCTATTTTACTTAATGTAAATACAACAACTGCTGGTAATGATCTTACTGGTGCAACTGTTACTCGAATAAGAACACTTGCAAGATTTTTAGATGCCGTTAACTTTCCTGGAGACATAAATCCCTATGGAACACCAGATAACACAGCAGAGTTTCCGCAGGAAATATATAAAATTGATAGAAAATCAGCAGAGAATAGAGAAGCTGTACAATTTGAATTAGCTTCAGTACTGGATCTCGCTGGTATTCGTGCTCCTAATAGACAATGTACTAGAGCCGAGTTTCCTTCCATTGGTACGATTGCAACATGAATTGGAAAGACGCTGCACTTAATCATGCTGAAACAGAAGATCCAAAAGAATCTGTTGGTCTTTTGTTAAATATTCGAGGAAAAGAAAGATATTATCCCTGTCGTAATCTTTCGATGACAGCACATCAATGTTTTATTCTTGATCCAGAAGATTATGTAAAGGCTACTAATGTGGGAGAAGTAACTGCTGTTGTTCATAGTCACCCGACAACACCTCCACAAGCTAGTCAGGCAGATAAAGTTGCTTGCGAACAAAGTAAACTTCCATGGCATATTGTTAATCCTAAAACAAAGAAATGGGGGTATTATGAACCACAGGGATATGAAGCACCTTTACTTGGTCGGCAATGGGTATGGGGTATTACAGATTGTTGGAGTCTAGTAAGAGATTATTACAAACAGGAAAGAGGTATAGAGTTAAAAGATTATGAAAGAACTATTACTCCAGAAGAGTTTATGAAAGATCCTTTATTTGAAAGTTATGCTTGGCGAACAGGGTTTAGAGAACTTAGACCAGATGAAAAACTACAATCTGGAGATGTTTTATTGATGAGTATTTTAGATTCAACTTTAAATCATGTAGCTATTTTTCTTGGAGATGAGGTATTACATCATTTAACCGATAGACTATCTTGTAGAGAGCCATACTCTCCGTGGTTATTAAAATGTACAGGAAAAAGGTATCGTTATGCTTCGTAAAATAAAATTATATGGAGAGCTTGCAAAGTTTGTAGGACATAAAGAATTTGAGGTAAAAGCAGATAGTTTGCGTCATGCTGTTAGTTTTCTAATAAATAATTTTGAAGGTGTAGAAAAATATATGAATCCAAAACATTATCAGGTAAAAGTTGGTAATTATGCAATTGATGAATCAGAATTATCTTATCCTATCGGTCAGGAAGATATACATTTTATTCCTGTTATTGTTGGTGCTGGTAGAGGTTTTGGAAAAATATTATTGGGAGCAGCTTTGATTGCAGGTGCTTTTTTCCTCCCTGCAAGCATACCTGGTGGTCCTGCTACTTTTTCATTAAAGGCAGGATTAGGTGGTGGATTTATAGCAAAAAGTATGGTTTATGTTGGTGCTTCTTTAGCATTGATGGGTGTATCTGAATTATTATTTCCTTTGCCTAAACCTCCTAAATTTGAATCAGAAGAAGATCCTAGATTATCATTCAGTTTTGGTGGAACGCAACAGACAGGAAGAGCAGGAACTCCTGTTCCTCTAGTTTACGGAGAGATATTTACTGGTAGTGTTGTAATAAGTGGTGGTATTGATACTGAACAGGTACAGGCATGATTGAAAAGAAACATCTTATTAGAGGTGCAAAAGGTAATGACCCACCTCCTTCTCCTCCGCAACCGACCAGAGAACCTGATACTTTACACAGTAGGCAGTTTGCAACCTTTCTTGATCTTGTTTCAGAAGGAGAGATAGAAGGTTTTGCAACAGCATCTAAAGAAGGAAGAACAAAAGGTACAACTGCATATAATAATGCTGCATTAAAAGATGTTTTTCTTAATGACACTCCAGTACTAAGATCAACAGCAGATTCCACAGATCCTCAAACTGTTGATTTTAATTTTCAAGATGTAAAGTTTACTCCTCGATTTGGTACAGGAGATCAAACAAAAATACCTGGAATTGAAAGTAGTGTATCAACAACAAGTGTTGGTGTAGAAGTTACTGCAAGCACTCCTGTTACTCGTCAAATTACAAATACAAATGTTGATGCTGTAAAAGTATCTATTACATTTCCACAACTACAAAAAGCTACCGATGCTGGAGACTTATTAGGTTCTTCTGTTCAACTTAAAATTGCTGTTCAATATAATTCTGGTGGTTTTACTGATCTTATTACTGACACGATTAGAGGTAGAAGTGGAGATGCGTACCAAAAAGATTATCGTGTAAATATCACTGGATCGTTTCCTGTTGATATAAGAGTTAGCAGAGTTACAGCAGATAGCACAGATACTAATTTAAGAGATAGTTTC